TCGGCGATGTTAAAGGTAAACACGCCATTCTAGTTGATGATATTATTGACTCAGGTGGTACTCTATGTAATGCGGCCAAAGCAATTATGGACGCAGGTGCATTATCAGTTCGTGCTTATATCACACATGGTGTGTTAAGTAGTGAAGCATGTCAGAAGGTTGAGAAGAGTGTACTTGAAGAACTAGTAGTCACAGACAGTATTCCTAATCGCTGTCCTAAGAATTGCAAAAAGACACGCCAAGTAAGTGTTTCTACACTATTTGGTGAAGCAATACGTAGAGTTACAAACGAAGAATCTGTCAGTAGTCTTTTCGTATAAATAATTTTGAAAGAAAAAAGACCGCCCAACAATAAATGAAAGCGGCTAATAGTTTTACAATGTAAAACTTCTGATTAACAATGAAACGCAAATATAAGAAAACTGTAAACAACAGTCGGATGATTGCTGATATAAAACATCAATTGACAAAGGCTTCTGATCCTATAGATAAAGAAGCCCTTCAACAACGATTACATCATTATCAAATGCAATCTAAAAATACTAAATCTGATTAGTTTCTGAACCATTATTGTATTTTACAAGATGATTCACATATTCAGTCATACTATGATCTGAGAAATTATCAATTTTACCTTTTTTGATTCCGCGCCACATACCACGTAACTTGTCTTTAAACAGTTGCCATCTTGACGGAGTACGAACATTGCCCCAAGTGTTTAAGTAATGTTGTTGTCCGTGATGCTTGTACCCCATTACCCATAATGGAACACTAGTTACTATGTCGTTGTTGTTCTTCCAGCGATGATGTACAACTGATAGACTATCTACATAAGTTGGCCAACCAACTCTAGGGGAACCGAATGTATATAATTCTTTAGGATCAAGATTGTCAAGGTTGTGTTTACAACGGCTTGCCATAATAGTAGCCATTGCCGCTCCTAGCGAATGTCCACAGAACCATAACTCTTTATTTTTGTTCTGTGTTCTTGTAATGTCCTCTCTAACCATAGGCCATAGTTCATCTACTTCTGCTTTGAAGCCTCTGTGTACTCTACTTATTGTTTCTGATTTTACTGGATAAGCCTGTAAGTCTGCTTTAAGATCATTGAACTCTGTTGGTTCAGTACCTCGACAAGCAATAACAATATCATGCTTGTTCATAAAGCGATATGTCTGTGCTCCGTCCAAGTCATAATATTCAATTGTTGTAAATCCTAGTTGTTTTGCTATCTTTGTAGCATTTTTCTTTTCTAAATACGCAATTTGTGCTAATTCGGCAAATAAAAGACTGCGTTGTTTGAAATTTAATGTTACAATAGGTTTAGTTAATTTATTTGTATGTACTATCATAGTGTCGCTCCTAATTTCGTAAATTCGTTCCCTATGGTATTTACCGTGTTACACCACTAAATAGTGTTAAGGAGTTACAACAATGAAACGCAAAACTAGAAGCCTATTAGAAGAACTTAACGATTTCGCTGTAACTAAAAAGACAGAGAATATTGTAGAGTCAAGAGCAAACCATGTAATTGAGAGTGCTATCAACATAGTTGAAATGATACGTACAAACTTTAATGGTGAAATTGCTCAGGATTTAGAGAAGCGATTTTATAACTCAATCAAATCAGGGGATGCAACAAAATTTATGCGAGGCATCAAAAAAATCAAAGCAAGTGATAAAAGTGAATTAGACGATGTTAATTGAAGACATTATAAGGCTACAAGAAGCCGAGGGTAAGAATACACATATGGAACACGTTGAGGAAGAAGCACTCAACCGTGGTAAAGAAGGGGCTGAATATGCAATCAACCAAATGATGTTGTTTGCAGATATGCTCAAAGGCCGTACTAACAAAAAGTTAAGAGTAAGTGTAAAATGGGATGGTGCTCCTGCAATTATATGCGGAGTTGATCCTGAGAGTAAACAGTTCTTTGTAGGAACAAAGGGTGTGTTTAATGCTACTCCTAAACTAGGAACTAGTCATGAAGAGATTGATAGACTATATGGAGAGTCAGGTGCAGTACCAAAGTTACATCTAGCATATGATTATCTTAGCAAACTAGGAATTACAGGAGTACTACAAGGCGACTTTATGTTTGACGATAGTTCAAGACGTGAAGAAGAAATTGACGGCGAAAAGATGTACACTTTCAAACCACAACTTATTACATATGCAGTACCAGTAGACAGTGACATTGGTAAACGCATGGGAAGTGCAAAGTTTGGTATTGTCTTTCATACAAACTACGTAGGCAACACATTAGCAGATTCAACAGCAAACTATGATGTTAATGTTAGTAACTTAAAACGTTCAAGCGATGTTTGGTTTGATGATGCGTTCTTTAAAGACGTTTCAGGTTCAGTACTAATGACAAAAGATGAAACGGCGACAGTGAAAAAAGATTTGGCAGATGCAATGGGGGCTTATAAAGCCGTACCAAATGCAGTATGGGAAGCAATGAAATCAAATGATGATTTTATTAAAAACTTTAAGATTTGGATTAATACAAATATTAGACAAGGCAAACTAGCAGGCGATCCAGGCGAATTTTTAAACGGCTTTATTGATTGGTATAAGCAAAGAATTGAAGGCGAGATTGCGAAACTTAAAAATCAAGACCCAGAGAAACCAGCAGTTAAAAATAGATTACAAAAGATTCAAAACAATATGAATTTTATTAACACAAACAGAAAAGGCTTGTCAGGCATTATTATTTTTATGACTGAGATTACAAACCTTAAGAAAATGTTTATTACTAAACTTAACAACATCGAAAGTATTGCACACTTTTATAAAACAGCAGATGGCTATGAAGCAGGCTCACCTGAAGGCTATGTAGCAATTGACCATACCGGTGGAGCAGTTAAGATTGTTGACAGACTTGAGTTCAGTCGCAGAAACTTTACTACTCCTAAGGACTTTGGTTAATGTCACAGTTTAAATTTTTAGATTTTATCACAGAAGGCAAAATGATTCGCAACTCAGATGGCGTTAGTAGATTAACGTTTACTGACGCCTCTGACCTAGTATTACTATACTTTTTAGCATTGCACGTAATGCGTCATTATCCAAGTAGACGCTTTGCAAAGTTATACAGTGAACAAGTACTTAAATGGCAAAACTGGAATAACTTTAGAAGTAGTGCTAATGACTTACATTGTTTGTTAAACATTATTGATGGTGACGAACGCATTGTAGAAAAACTAAAAGACTCAAGGTCAGCAAAGATGTTGCGTAAGCGTTTTACATTTCCTACACTAACTGCAAAAAGATTGTTAAGAAGTTATACTAATAGCAATCCAAGTTATGCAGATGCAAACGATTTGTTAAAAATAGACAACGGATTATCCAACAGTCGCTACAGTGGATTGCGTAGACGTATTGCAAATTACGGAAAACTAACTCCAACAGAAAAGCGTAAAGCAGTTACTGAATTAGAAATGGCTTTAAAAGCAAGAGGACGTAACTCAGACATAGTTGATTATTATGTGTTGTTTGTTAAAGATTATGACTTAGAAAGTTCACAGGTTAGGGACACTGAGCCAACAGTAAGTGTTAGTGATCCTGTACAAGCAGACACAAAAGATATACAGATGTTAAGACTATTAGGTGTACCTAATAAAGACTTGCCCTTTGCATACAAAGTATTAAGCATGGCAAGTAGAGGCTTAGGTATTCCTCCACGTTTTGCACAAGCATATGCTCCTGTTATGCGTATTGTAAACGACATAATTAAAGCAGGCCCTGGATATGTAAACTTGTTAAAGCAAGTACATAATAGAGCAAAACTAGCAAAACGTTAACTATATAGATATTATTTTCCCAAAGCATAATAAATATTAGCACGGATGTCATGGAGAGTGGCATACGCCATAAGAGCAATTTATTAATCAATAAGGAGATAAAAAATGGCTTCAATCGCAAGAGTAAACCAAGACGGTCGCGACCACGGAGTTCAATATTCAGTAGCACAACTATCTGGATTTGAATTAGATGCAGGTGCATCGTTAGCGGCAAAAGATGGTATTGATGGATTCATCGCACAAGTTGTTGCAGAATTCCAACCATTAATGTACAAATCAACAGGCACAGCAGGAAAGGTCTTTATGATCTGTGACGGCCATGCAGTTGACGCGGCAGGTATGCAAACACGTTACCAAGCAATGGGTACAGTTGACGGAATCGCAACTGGTGCATTAACTATTGTTGCACGTGACTTAGACGCATTCGACGCAACATAATATATAGTTTTATACTATAGAAAAGGGCGGCTTTGGTCGCCCTTTTTTTATGGCCGTATATGATAAATAAAAGTACGGATGCCATGGAGAGTGGCAGACGCCATAAGAGAAACTTTAAAGGAGAAATAAAATGGCTATATTAACAAACAATGCAATCTCAAAAGCAGGTAACGGAATCGGTCCAAGAACTAGAATCATTAACCTTGCAAAAACTAACATGACACAAGCAGAACTAGATGCGGCTTTGTTGTATCTTGCGGCAGGTGATGTTGCTGGTACTAACGATGCACACACTATTGCAGGTGTTTCAGTACTAACTGAAGACGGTGTTTTCACAACTGGTACAACTGATGCAGTACAAGTAGCAATTCAAGGAACAGGCGTAGCAACAATGGCGGCTAACTTTGGAACTGGTACAACTGGTATAACTGCAACTTTAGTTGCTGACATTGCTATCGTTTCATAATTGAGACTATAACAAATATTAAGGGTGTCGTTTTTACGGCACCCTTTTTTTATGACCGGTAAATACTAGTATGAAAATACGCATTAAAACATTGATTGATATCACCCGCACAGACGTAAGACGTAGAGGCCAAGGTGATGAACTCAAACTCAATCAACAGCACAATTTTCAAACTTTACAACAAGTTATTGCCTTGCGTAATTTAATCAATCTCAACGACGATCCATATTTGGAAACACGTAACGTAAATGGCGAGTTTGGAACAAACTACAAAGGTGAACACAAAGTTTGGACATACGAATTTGAAGTTGACCATGCGGACGCTTATTATGATGATAAAAACGACCCCGTAGGACTATTAAAGCAAGATTTAGAACTAGTACCTATAACTGGTAGTTTAACTGAAACTGTACCTAAACCAAAAATGTTTATAGTAAACAACAAAGGTAATTCCAATATTACCGTTGAAGTTGTATAAATACTTTGAAGGCACAACATAGGCGTAGTACAATAACACATTAAGGCTAACGACAACAAGTTTACTTAATAACCCTGAGAAAGGGTGTTACCCGGAGATATTAACTATGGCTCGTGCCACAGACTTAGAGAAAAAGAATTTAGAAGCACACGTTGACTTATGTGAACAACGTTATATCACCCTAGAGAATCGTTTAGGCAAAGTTGAAACAAAAGTTCAACTCATCCATGATGATTTAGGTAAATCACATTCATCCTTAATTAAAGTTATCATTGGTACCTCAGGTACAATCATTACAGGACTGTTGTCTGCAGTCGTCCTTGTAATGATCAACATGTAATAAACTAAATACTAGTATGTTGATACTAGAACTTTTTAACGATCTCACGGAGAAGCAAATTTGGGGACGAAAGGGTAAAGCCCTCGTTCGTAAGTTCCGTTGTACTGGAGGCAAGCGTCATGGACGTATTGTTGCAAAAGCACAACAATGTTTTGCTCCACCAAATATACAAGCCAAGATGCGTATGCGTATTACACGTAAGAAATTAGGTGCAAGAATGATGCGTAAAGCAAAGCGTACAAAAAGAACAAATCCAGCATCAAGAGCATTGAAGACGTTGAACAGATGAGACTAGTAGAATTTGTAACAGAAGCAGGTGGTAAATTTATCTTTGGTAGAGGTGGTAAGCCTGGTGGTTCACACAAAGGCCAAATCTCACGTAAGTTTAGATGTGTAAGCGGTCCACGTAAAGGACGTATTGTTGCAAAGATGTCTACATGTCATGCACCGATTGATGCACAAAAGAAAAAGACAATGACTGTTACTAGATCCAAAGCACCTTCTATGGCGGCAAAGAAATCAATGTTTACTAAAAAAGGTTCTGGAGTAAGTAGAGCAGTATTAAGTAAGAATAGAGCAAAAGCACCTAAGAAAGCAAAAGTACAAAAAAGGAAACGCTGATGCGTATTGACGAGATTGATTCAAAACACAGTAAGTTTAAAGAAGTTATACTCGATCACGAGTTAACTGAAAAACAGTTAGATGAAGTACTTCCTCTTATTGGCGCTATTGCTGGAGCAGGTGCAACAGCCGCAAGAGTTGCAGGTGGTGCAATAGTTCGAGGCGCAACAAGCGTTGCTCGTGGTGCAGGAACATTGGCACGTGCCACAGGTAGAACAATTAAAAAAACAGCACGAAACATGGCACCAGTACCAAAAACAGGACCTGGGTCAGGTACAAACAATAACAGCACTGTTGGTCAAGTAGGCAAAGCAATAGGTAACCTAGGAACTGATCTTGCTTCACAAGAACGTGGTAGTGCTAAAAAACAAAGCAATAATCAACAAAGTTTAAAAACGAACACAGCACAAAAACTTTCACAAAAAGGTAGTGGACAGGGTACTATTGGAACACAGGGTACGCAAGGTACACAACAAACCAAACTAGCAAGAGGGCAAGAATTTAGTATGCCTGTTGCAGATCCAAACAGTCCAAATAAAACAATGAATGCCAGGATGAAAGTAAAGAATGTAACCGGCAGTGAAATTGAACTGCAACCTTCCAAAAGAACAAAAGGCTTGCCTAAAACGGTAAAGTATAATAAAAAAGATCTTGCATTAAAGTAAGTTTTACGTTATAATTTAAGAATATGAAGCCAGAAGTTAAAAAATTAGTGTCTGCTTTTCAGGCAACTGCACAGTCAGTAAAGATTCGTTTGAAACAAAACGGATTTGTATTGCCTGTTTCGCATAATGGTGGGATCAAATTCAAACATTGTTATATAAAGAAAGATAGACACGGCTGGTACAATATACTAAATCTACACAATCCAAAGATATCATACTACAAAGGTATTGCTAATCACAAGATAGCAGTAGCAATGTCAATATATTTAGGCATGGATGTAGAGTTTGATGAACAGGAGCACTTAGATGCAGATCATAAATATTTGCACTATTATAATGAAATACGCTTTTTAAAGCATGGATTAAAGATTGCTGAACAAAACGAAGAAGATTTTAAAATAGATATGTATCATGCTAGATTAGATGAATATATGCCTAGATATGAAAGATATAAGCACACAGTAGGATTGCTTCTAGATGAAGCCGAAACTTTACTGTTTGACACTAAATAATACTATAATAACGTTAGGGGATTACACACGATGAAAACGTCAGATTTTATGAACACAGTTACAGTAGAGTCTTTACAGAAAGATTTACGTAGCAAACATGGTATTACAGTTGATGTGGCCAAATATAGCCAAGCACAACTAGAATCTTATAGTACAAAGATTCAAAATAAATTAAAAGAATTCGAAATTAAACATAAGTTTAATGAATCACTAAAAAGTGATGAATATCAAAAAACATTGCTAATCAGCAAAATTGTAGAAAGTGCAATTAATCAATATCTTGACAATCCCCTTGAGAGTGTTGATGAATACGATCTAGGCGAAGACATGATGAGTGTTGAATCTGATGATGCTGATGTACAACGTGACTTTGCAGAAGCAAATCCAAACGATGATGTTGATGATGATCCGAGTGCAGGTACTGACGTTGACCCTAACATGGATAACAATACAAAACAAGATTCTAAAGTACTTACAGCATTAAGAGTTGTAATGGACGATCCAAGTAAAGCAAACTTGGCTAGAATGGCAATTGAAAAGATCATGCAAGGTAAGCCGTTAAACAAACAACAAATTGATGGCTTTAGAGATGCTATGATGTCAATGATGCAACCTTTCTTAAGTATGCAAGGTGTACAAAGATTAAAAGCAATGAAAAAAGGAATGCCAAGTGCTGAAGCAGTAGGCGAAAGTAAAATTGTTAAAGAAGGTGCTGAAGAACAAGCAGAATTAACAATGGCCGCTAAAGACATGGTAGATAGATTTACAGCATTCTTAGAAGATGTTGCTGAAATGGGTGCAGAAGGAATGTTAGAACTAGCAGACTCAATTAGAGATGAACTAGGACTAGAACAATCAGAAGCATTTGTTGCAACAGTTAAACCTGCATTAGAAGCAACACAAGAAGTATTAACTACATCACGTGAAGCACTTACAGCAGGCGTACAAATTGTTACAGGCGAACAAGCACCGTCAGATACTATTGGCGCTGATCCAGAAGGCGAAGAAGAACTAGATCCTGCAATGGATGTAGATGCAGACGGACCAGTTGATGCAGTTGATCCTATTGATCCATCAGACGAGTTTAGTGCAAGTGATGCCGCAAGTGGTGGAGAAGAAACTGCTGGCAGAGCAAAGCGTGAGTCAGTTGGCGAAGGTGCAGTTAAAAAATCATTAGAAGATGATGCTGAAAGCATGACTAGAAAAGAGTTCATTGCAAAGCATGGTGACGCAGAATTCTTTGACAACTACAATGGTAGTGATGAAAAAAATGATACACCAGAGTCATATACACCTAAGAAAAAGTCAGTAGCAGAATCAACTCGTATAATGAACAAGTTGGCTCGATAAGGAGTCGAACATGAGACTATTTGAATTTTCAGGTAGTGACTTAGAACAAGATTTAGTATTGCTTTTCCGCAATCAAATTCAACGTGCTAATCAAACAAACAATACTGCCGAACTATCCTATCAAGCAATAGGGTCGCTTATGAAATCAAACGGCCATGGCAGTTTTGATTATGGTATCTTCAAAGACTTGTATGATAGATCAGATGAAGTTAAAGCAGTTATAAAAAACTTTGACCAAGACGGTGTTACACTTAACACTCAAATGCAACGTGATGCAGATGGTACAGTTGACGATGTTGATTCTAGTCCAACCAATAACGTAGAAAAAATGGCAAAACGAGCAACAAACCGACGCTCATAACTTGACATTCGTCCCCTTTAGAAGTTATAATTAATACTACAACTACAGGATTTTTTATTAATGGACAAACATACCCCACCAACTTATGTGGAACGTTACAAGTACCACACAGTTAAACAAATAAACTTACAAGGCAAAAGACTTTACGAAGCACCCGATGGTAGTAAAACACCAAGCGTCACAACGATCCTAGGTAAGACGAAGGATATGACGCATTTAATCGCATGGAAAAAGCGAGTGGGCGAACAACAAGCACAGCAAATTGTAACTGAGGCCGCAGGTGTTGGTACAGCGATGCACAACAATTTAGAACGTTTTCTTATTGGCGAAGAACGTAAGCCAGGTAACAACCTAGTACATGTTCAAGCAAACAAAATGGCTACTGTAATTATTGAATCTGCTCTAGTAGACGTAGATGAAGTATGGGGCATTGAACAAGCATTATACTACCCACAGATGTATTCAGGTACTTGTGATGTTGTAGGACAGTACAAAGGAACTCCTTGTATCATGGACTTTAAACAAACTAACAAACCTAAGAAAAAAGAATGGGTAGAGGATTACTATTTGCAGATGGCGGCATATGCTATGGCACACAATGCAGTATACGGCACTGATATACGTGAAGGACATGTGTTTATGTGTAGTAGAGCATTAGAATACCAGCAATTTGATCTAGTAGCAGATGAGTTTGAACACTGGTCTAACGAATGGTTAAAGCGAGTTGAACAATACTATGCCAATCATCACTTCTAATTGGTAAATACAGTTAATAATTAGGAGAACACAGTGGCAGTCGTACAGATTTCAAAGATACAACACAGACGTGGTAAGGAAACTATTACAGGTTTACCACAACTAGCCAGTGCAGAACTGGGCTGGGCAGTAGACACACAAAAATTATATATTGGTAATGGCAGTGTAACCGAGGGTGCCCCTGCTGTCGGCAACACTGAAATCCTAACAGAAAAAACAAACATTTTTCAATTACTTGATCAATATGAATTCCAAGGAAACACAGACGCAACTGTACAAACAGGCGAGTTTTCTAACAATCCAATTAAAAGAAATATACAAACACGTTTAGATGACATTGTAAGTATTAAAAGTTTTGGTGTCATTGGTGATGGTGTTTCAGATGATACAGAAGCATTACAAAGAGCAGTTGATCAAATCTTTTTAAACAGTAGCGACAAGTTTAATGCAAATTCAAGAAGATCATTAAAGTTTGAAGCAGGCTCGTATAAAATTACAAACACAATTCATATTCCACCTTATGCAAATATTATAGGTGACGGACCTGACAAAACTATTATCACAATGCACGTTGATACAAATGAATTATCACAAACTGCAAAACCTGTTTTTCAAACAGTAGGTGGAAATAGTACTCCAGGAAGTTATGTAGAGTTTGCTTCAATGCAAAACACTAGCCGTCCACAAAATATTATGATACAAGGCATGACACTAACAGTTGATGCAACAGTAACAGCAGATGCTCCATTAATTTACTTAGATAATACAACAGAAAGTATTATCGATAATGTTAAATTTGCAGGTACATGGAATGCACTACAAGGATTAGATGTGGCACAGTCTGGTATTGAAGTGAGAGGATTAGGAGCACTTACATCTGAAAACGTTACAATTAGTAACTGTCAGTTTACACAATTAAGTATTGGTATTTACAGCATATACGACACACAAACAATTACAATCAAAGATAGTTTGTTTACATTCGGACATGTTGGTATTGACTTAGGTAGAACAAGTTCAGGATCAGGTTCACAAGCCCAAGGTCCAAGACATTACTTGATTACTAATTGTAAATTTGATAAGATTGATGACTTTGGTATTGCAGTACATGCACCAAACAACACAACTCCATATGGACACACATCATCTTCAAATATGTTTATTGATGTTGCTAACAACGGCAACGGACAAAACTCACCACAAACAAGTGTAATTAAATTTGACAGTGAACTATGTGCAAGTGTTGGAGACTTTTTTGAAAGAGATGCATTTGTAAATCAAACTTCATTAAGTGCAGTTCCATTTAAACCAACAGTTGATGGATTGCATTATACTAAATCACGTTTGAAAACTGAAACACTATCAGAAGTAGATGCACCTACACAAATTATTAAATTACCGTTTACTAAAGATAAGATGGCATACATTGATTATCTTGTTGTAAAAGACGGAACATCTAGTGATACAACTAGACAAGGTAAGTTAACACTTACAATTAGAAATGACAGTAGTATAAACATAACAGACAACTACAGTCACACAGGCACAAGCGATGGTGCCATCGAATGGACAGCAGTACTTGATGACATGGACAGTACATCAGGTAGTGAAACTTTATTAGTTAAGTATAGAAACCCAATCGGTAATGGTATAGGAACCCTAAGTTATACTATCAGTTACTTTGCATAGATGTTCTTAGATACAAATACTGACAAGCGAATAACACAGTGGCGAATTTTTAGAAACACACTCGAAGAGTGTACTAACCCTTACAAGGCATCTTTAGAGTTCTGGAAGACTGCCCCGGTTACAGACAAATACCTTAACCCTTACAATTCTCAACAGTGGCCAACGCCATGGGAGTTAATTAAGGAAAACCGGTATTGTCCCGTCGGTATACCCCTTATGATAGGACATACCCTGAAGTTAACTACAAGGTTTAAAAAAACATCTGTTTTGATAAAAATATATATAGACCATACGACAAAAAGACAGTATAATTTAGTTAAAGTTTTAAACAATATTATTGACTATGACAATGATAGTGTCTGTGTAAGTAGTGAGTTGCCAGACAGTATGGTTTGCCAGGAAACAATTGAATTGTAGTTTTTGTAGTAAATACTGGACTGCACACACATAAAAGAACGTAAGGAAAAGAGGACATAATGAACGCATCTAAAGAAGTTTTTATAACCAAAAGAGACGGTACTAAAGTAACGTTAAACTTAGATAAAATTCATTTTGTTGTAGAAGAAGCATGTGAAGGACTCACAGGTGTATCGGCATCACAAATTGAAATGAATGCGGATTTACAATTTTACGACGGAATGACAACTGACGAAATCCAAAACATTTTAATTCGAAGTGCAAATGATTTAATATCACTTGAAGCACCTAACTATCAATACGCCGCGGCAAGATTGTTATTATACGGACTTCACAAACAAGTTTACGGAACTTATGAACACATGACTCTTTCTCAAGTTATAGATGCTAACATTGAGCGAGGCGTTTACGACTCTAATATACGTGTCAAATATACTGAAACAGAACTTAAAAAACTAAACACATTTATTAAACACGATCGTAATGAAGAATTTACATATGCAGGTCTAAGACAAGTAGTAGACAAATACCTTTGTCAAGATAGAAGTAGTGGAGCAATTTATGAAACTCCGCAATTTATGTACATGATGATCGCGGCAACGTTGTTTGCTGAATACCCACAGGAGACACGTTTAAATTACGTGAAAAGATATTATGACGCGACCTCACTATTTAAAGTCAACATTCCAACCCCAGTCATGGCTGGAGTTCGTACTCCAATTCGTCAGTTTGCTAGTTGTGTTCTTGTTGATGTGGATGATACTTTGCCTAGTATTTTTAGTAGCAACAGTGCTATCGGTTATTACATTGCTCAGAGAGCAGGTATTGGTATTAATGCAGGTCGTATCAGAGCGATTAACTCGAAAATAAGAGGCGGTGAAGTAGCACACACAGGTGTTGTTCCGTTCTTAAAAGTTTATGAAGCAACTGTAAGAAGTTGTACACAGAATGGTGTACGTGGTGGTAGTGCAACTACACACTTTCCACTCTGGCATTATGAAATTGAAGACATTCTTGTACTAAAAAATAACAAAGGAACTGAAGACAACCGTGTACGCAGATTAGATTATTCTATTCAAATTAACAAGTTGTTCTATGAAAGACTTTTGAGTAACGGCAACATTACTCTTTTCTCGCCGCATGATGTTCCAGAAGTGTATGATGCATTCTTTTCAGGCAATAACGAATTGTTTAAAGAAGTATACGAAAAAGCAGAGCGCAAGACATCTATTAGAAAGAAAACAATTCCAGCAAAAGAGTTGTTTGGTAATCTATTAAAAGAACGTGCTGAAACAGGACGTATCTATATTATGAATGTTGACCACTGTAACTCACACAGCTCATTTAAAGATCCTGTGTTTATGAGTAACTTGTGTCAAGAAATTACATTGCCAACTAAACCTATTCAGCACATTGATGACGAAGAAGGCGAAATTGCATTGTGTATTTTGTCAGCTATTAATGTAGGACTTATTAATCACCTAGAAGAACTTGAGCCGTTGTGTGAACTAGCAGTAAGAGCACTAGAAGAGATTATTGACTATCAAGGGTATCCAGTTAAG